CCGAAAGCGTCATAAAAATCTTCAATCAACTTAATGAAGTTTTTATACCATTGTACTTCGTAGTCAACCCTAAAATATTCTTTAAATTCCGCAGGATAATCACCGACATATGCGATGACTTCTGTTTGTAAGATATTATTTGGATTAACATACACGACTTTGACTTGGCTACCATTACCGATAAACGGATACATCAATTTCTTCTTTTTAATTAAGAAATTATAGAGTATAGATGCCTTATTTTGCTGTGGGGTTTTGGACTTGAAGAAGACCTCACCATTAGTTATATAAGTTTCTAAACTCTCTGCCCACTTGTCGTAGTTCCCCACAGTTCTGTTAGCTGAGATATTAAAAATATCAGCTTTCATGAACTCTACCTTATATTCTCGAAGCATATCAACTATTTTGTCTCTGTCAAAATCAACCAACATAGATTTTAAAATAGCTTTCGATGAATCTTTGAATAATGATGGCATTGTGGTTTTCACCATGTCAATACCTGTAATTGATAATTTGGGTTCGGGATAAACCTTACCTTCATTTTCAATCACAATATCCGCATATTTTTTCTTTTTAAGTACAAGTTTACTGGTAACAATTTTTTCACGCTTAAAGTCATGCAGATTTACCGCATTATATTTTTTAGCGTAAAGTTCGAGTATTTTATCAAAGAACGGTTTCATAAATACAGTATCAAATCTATCAGCCCATAATCTATATTCTTCATTGGTTTTGAATGTTAATCCCAAACCAGTGATAACTTCATCTAAGCACACATAATTACTATCAGTATCAATTACTGGAATCATGTCTTTAACGATAGGTTTCAATTCACCTTTAAGATGAGCATACTCTGGGAAATATTTCCAGAATGTTAAATGCCACTTTTCTCTAAAGTATTTGTTGATGTTATTTGACACATATTCAATAACATCTCGACCTGCAATAGTAATAGCCATCGCATTTTTGATATTATAGAATGAGAAGAATCTATTACCTAGAACCCCATACATAGAGTTGATAAGAATTTTTCGGATCTGTTGTTGTGAGTCGTAATACGCTTCACTATAACCTTCACTGATAACCTCATCATATATCTTTTTAGCTTTATCCAAAGACCAGTGTTGGTTGGTTGCAATTTGTTCAACTGAATATTTATTTGCTATACCGAACGCACATTTAGCTTTATCTTTGAAATCCACTCGTTCAAAGTAAATCGTTTCAACAATTTTAGGGAGAATCCCTTGCTTATCTTTCTTATAGTAAATACCCTCTACTGCAAAGTGTCCCTTTGGCGTATCGCACTCATAGAGCTTCGATGCGGGAGTCTTAATCAAGTTAGGGATATCTTCTTCATCTGGGAACTCTACAAGCGTTTCTGGGCTTATATTGAACATTCGGATGATAGTTGGATATAGACTTGCGAAGTCATATGATATTAGATACCTGTAAACACCTCGTACAGCTTTTACATACGCACCTGGATATTTTTCCTTATGACCTCTCTCAATATCTGGCATCACCAAACCATATTGATGTAAATAATTCAACATGTATCCAGTAATAACTTTTATTGACGAAAACACATTTTCAAACGGAATCATAGCTTGTGTACATAGCTGAATGGTCAATTGAATGAATTTCTTTTCAGTCTCAATTTTTGTCACCAATACTACGTCTTGAATGTTATATTCAACAAACAAGTCCCAATTCGTTTCGTAAATCTTATTAATCGAATCATCTAATGCTACTTTACCTTCATTACAGACTCGTTGACCAATATATCCTAATTTATAACTCACCTCTTTGGTGAATGTGAAGTTTTTGTATAATTGAAGTCCATCAAGTTGGGAGATACCTGCAATTTTATAATATTTCAGTTTAATCTCATGACCATCTGCAAACTTAATTGAATCATACGCTTCTTCATAAGTATTCAGCGGTGAAAATGATAAATCAACATTCAACACTTCGGTTCTATCGATCAAATAACGCATATCGAAACACTTGGAATTCCACCCCGTGATAACATCAACATTCCTACGTCTGAAGTGATTTATGAAGCTCTCCAACATAGCTTTTTCGTCTGGAATGTAATGGTACGTCCAGTTGGGGTCTTTATCAAGATAATTACCATTATAGGGCTTATTACCCCATGTATGAGTTGTATTATTTTTAGAATAGTGAACAGTAATAAGATTTACAGGACACGCACACTCTTCTACAAATTGGTCGAACGGTTTCGGATCATCACCAATTTCAACCTCGATATCTATCGTACACACTTGATAATGATCCATGTCAGTATCAATATGTTTATTCGCATACTTCTTTTGTAGATATTTGATCTCTTGGTCAATATTCGCTTCACAGGTTTTCATATTACCTAATTGTATCGCTTTTCTCATTGCGAATACACTTCGTGATACCTGTTGCTTAACTGGAGTTCCCCAAATATCTGTCAACCCAGAATCGCTATTTTCGTCATGGACGTAATAGTCAATCGTGGGTTTTATTTTTTTACGAACAGTTTTACCTTCATCATTAATATCCCAAACTGTTAGACTGTTCGTATGTCTATCATAGTACAAATTCTTAAATCCATACATTCAGCAACCTACTTTCGTATATGTGGCAGGAGATTGTACAAATCCTTTTCTAAAGTGTCTAACGTACTATTCATATCGTGTTCTGTTGCTACATCGATACCAGCGGCTTTAAAATGTCCGCCACCAATATTTTTTTCTTTTAGATACATCCCAACGTTAAAATCGTCAAGTTTGCTTCGTATAGAAATTTTGTAATTTTTTAACGTATTAAAGAACACGATGTCATATCCATCAGTGTGTAGTAGCTTATCAGACAATTCGTTTACACTTATATCTGATATGAAGAAACACGCATTAATCTTTTCAAATTCAAAAATTTCGAGATTGTCATACAGAACATCAAAGCGTTTTTGAATATCTTTGATGTGTTCCTTTTCTCGATCATTAAATTCAATGTCACCAGATCTAAATCGTTCCCGAAATTTTTCTGAGTGATATAAGCTAAACAGATTGTTTAATGCTGAACTCCCTTTATACTTTCGTTCCCATAAATCGTAATCGTTAATCAGTTTCACCAATTTCGTATAACTCTTTAAGGAATCTACACCATACATTTTTTCAAGGAAGTGTTTTGTTAAAAACGTTGCGGAGTATTTTTTATTAACGTACCATTTACATTCTGGTCGATTTATCGCAGTTTGATGGTGATCTATTAAAATCAAGTTATCAAACTTTTCAAGCGATTTTTTATCATTAGGGAATATATCAGTAACGAAAATATAATCATACTCACATGGATCAGTTGCTAGTAATTCTTTATCGATGTCAAAATAAGAGCAATTAACATACGTTATATTATGAAAAATTGCTCCGAGTAATATACCACATCCAGCACCATCAAGATCATTATGTGATATAGACAGAATTCTGTCGTTTCTTGGTATCCTTGTCATTAGACCCCCATTTCGGTAAATTCAAATTGTGATCACCTGTTATGAAACCTATGACGAAGAATCCCGCTCCACCACACATTTCAACCAGCAAATTGTTTTTATCTAGGCTGTACCGATGAAAATATTCATCTGGCTTACCGTCAATATCTATTCTATATCTTTTAACGAATGGAATTTCTAATAATTCATCTTGCGAATTAAATTCCACAATTGCAGGGGAAAATTTTTGACTAAAAAAATACGGCATATTCTGTTTAATATTAGCCATGAGTCTCCCAATTGAAATAGTATACACCGTAAATATATACTATTTCAAGGTCAATTGTCAAGAGATTTATAGAATACTTGTCATCATATTCACATACCCAGAGCTTTCAGTAATCCAATGATTATCTACAACCTGTTGATATTGCTCAGTTAACAGACGGTTATAGTTCTCTGGTAGACACAAATACTCGAAGAATAAATGATCCAACATGTCTTCGGTGACATTATCTGGAGCCTGTGTTTTACAAATATCGTATGGCGATGGTTTACCGTTTGTGAAAACTGTACCAACACCGACAATACCCGCAACACAGTATTCTTGATATTTTATTGGACTTTTTGAATAATTGAAGAAGTTTGGCACGAGAGGTGCTATACCAAAATCAGCTTTAGTCGATTTAACTGCCTCTGGATAATGTAAACTGTTCACCCAATTATAAATTCGAATATCATTTTTAATTTCTTCAAAGAACCACGGTAATCCACCCATCTGAACATAATTGATTCTTCCAGCCTTTACAGACCGAACAATCCAGCGATACCATGCATTATCCAAATCCCCATACAATTTTTTACTATCATGCCAGTGAGTTGGGCTTGATGACCATACAATCGTAGGCTTTTCAATCTTTTTCTCAATTGGTTGTTTCTTTTCAGAACCCCAAAGGAAACTTGGCATAGTATTATGAACGATGACGATTTTATCTTTATCAACACCTTTACTTGCGATATAATCTTTCAAGAATGGTGCGGTAACACAAATAGTGTCCATCATTTTCATATTTTCAATTGCAGAATTCTGAACTTCATCGTTTATAGCTTCTTTTCCAAAATTGTAATTCGGAATTTCTTCGCCAATATCTTTACCATCCCAAATGAAATCGTCAAGGTCATAAACCATTTTAAATTTGAATTGAGATTGTAGATCCTTATATCGTTTAATGATGTCTACTGAATGTGGACCCATTGTTCTTTGGAATAAGATCGATCTAGTTCTTTTCAAAATATCTGGCTGGAAGATCATCGCTGGTGATGTAATAACATTCAGTTGATTATCTCTACCAAATATTGCATTGAGATACGTTGTTGGTAAAATGTTTCGAATATGTCCACACCCAGTATAATCCGAAATGTATGACAATACCAAATTTTTCTGAACTTTATGTAAAGAGTTCTCTGTTTCTGTCTTCTCATCAACGTGTTCAACATCGACAGAAGATTCGTACCCAACATTAGGGGTACTCATCTGTTTTTTAAATAATTCAAGATCTGAAGTTGGAATTGTTGCCATTAAGCTACCTCATCATAGATATCCATTATAATTTTCAATAGTTGATCCTTATCATCAATCTCTTTATCATTGTTGATATACAACTCAATGAGATCTTTGACGGATGTAATTTTATTTTTCACAGTTTCAAAGTCGCTTAGGTGATCGTTTATCACATTAAGCACAACATTAATTTTTTCAGCAGGATTCATTTTTTCTAATTTTTCGACATACTTGTCAATTATATTTCCTGTCAAATCTTTTTTATTGATTGTGATTAACGCATCAACGATATTACCAGCAACAACTTCTGGCTCTGGAATTTCTGGGTATTCAACTTCTATGAATTTAGTTGATACTGTATTCGCCACTCGTTTGTACCGTAATGTTTCAAGATTAAGTACAATAAACCCTTTGGTTTCATTCTTATCATTTCGAGTCATCTGATAAGGAGATCCAATGTAGACAATTTCCGTCTTACCAAGTTTTTTGGAACTTGGTGTGTGGTAGTGTCCACTGAATACCTTTTTAAATCCAGAAAATATTTCTGAGTTTAAACCTTCCATACTAACCCGTGTACTGTTAAGAGCGAATCCAACAATATCAAAATGCCCGAACAACACATCAGCATTAGGATTTTCAAGCATCTCGATTAGATTTGGGTCTTCGTAATCGAAAACCCAAGGGCAGAACATAGTATTAACGCCAAACAATTCAATATTACAGATCTTATCTACAACTGTTACATTTTCTAAATGATTCAATAATTTCAAAGAATGAACATCATTAGATGTTTTGTAATAAATATCGTGGTTCCCGATAAGGATGTAGATTTTGAATTCATTTAACACATTTATAAACAGGTTATACACTTCATCATTGATCTTAACATGAATATTATTTCTATTGTCGAATACATCCCCTAATATTAATATAGTGTCGATACCCTCAGCTTTTAGATATGGTACAAATTCTTCTGTAAAGAATCTAATCGTGCTATTCAAAAACAATTCTGAATTTTTATTCACACCAAAGTGGATATCGCTAACGATAGCTACTCTTTTACTCATATGAATTATCTCTCTTATCCATATTTTCAATAAATGGTAGTTTAACCATAATATTCATATCCTTATACCGATCTCTCAAATATCGAGTCATACCGTTTTCGCAATATTGGGAAAAGTACGAGAACGGATCTGGAATTTTTTTAGAAGTATTATACCGCTCGTCCATTCTATCAACATCATAATTGTGGATATATCGAACCATATCGTACACAGCTTCAGATATTAAATCATCTTTCCATGCTTCGGTATAATTGATGTATCTTGGTTTGTTAATATAATTTTGAGCTATCAGTAAAAATCTTTTACCAATTTCATTGTATGCTCTTCGGGAGCCTGTTTCTTTGTAATCTTTCAAAAGATTATGAAATTCAATTTTATCAATATATTTAGCCATTTGAGCCTCTTAGATATCGTGAATCTTTGAAAACCCATCACTATTTTTCTTGATTTCAATCATGCTGTTGAAAAAATGTTTGTATTCTGTTTTAAATCTATGAGAAATAATGTATATTCCCATGTCAGTATCAGTCAGAACCATTTTTTCTAAACTTTCAAGCATCTTCTCCAGACCATTATCATCAATTGAGCTATCTAACAGTTCGTCTATAATCAAAAGATTACAGTTCCAGTTGGCTATTTTTTTAGTTACGTCAATGAAAGAAAGAAGAATCGCCATATCGATTTTTTTCTTTTCCCCTTCACTGAAACTTAAATAACTCACCGAACTATTGAAATTAGCGGAAGTTTTAATGCTGTCCTTCATCGTATTATCGAATTCGATATAGATAGGTAATTCAAAAATGTTTAAGTAATAATTAACACTTTTGGTTAGAACTGGTATTAGTTGATCGAAAATGTAAGATTTAACACCAGTGTCGGATAAGATCTCTATGATTTTAGAATAGTTGGCGAGACCTTTAGATATTTCAGAAAGTTCATCCTTGCTATCCTTGTACTCATTCAACCGCTGATCATATTCTTCTTTCATTGCGTCCATATCAACTACGAACTGTCTGGTTTCAACCTTACTCTTATCAGCTACCAATTTTTCAACTTGAGCTTCAATGTTAACATATTGATTTTTTAAGTATTTCATTGAATACTTAATATCTTGTTCATCGCTAGCTACATTTTCAGATTCAACAATTTCTTTTTTGATTATAGATAGTTCAGCTTCAAATTCCACCATCTTAGCTTTAGCTTCAGATATAATGTTTTTTTGAACTTCTATCTCATGCTTCTTATGATCTTCAGTTAAATGAGAATTACATGTAGGACACACATCATAATCATTTAATGCTGATAAAATCTTTTCAGCTTGTTTAATGTCAAATTCACAATTGTTTACAGATTTATTAAGTTTGTCTTTTTTATCTCTAAGAGATTGAAGATCCGAAATTTTAGGAAGATTGTTAAGTTCTTCTTTTTTCTTTTTGGCATCTTCTTTTAGTTGTTTAAGATTTCTCTTATTTAAATCTATTTTCTCTTTAATTTCAAACAGTTCATTCTTTTTATCAGAATCGAAATTCTTTTTAGATTCTTCCAACTCTTGGATATGTTTCTTTTCTGTTCTGATAACATCAGCCAACATATCTATTGTGTGGGTTGTCATATCTTTTTTGATTTTGATATTTTTTAATTCCTCTTTAGCTATTTTCAACATTGAAGCAATAACATCTATGTTGAAAAACTTTTCAAGGAGTTCACGTTTTTCTTGGGCTGGGAGCGTCAAGAATGGCATGTTGTGGTTAATCGATAATGATATGATCTGTTTGAATAACTTGTAATCTATCCCTATGTGGGCTTCTATTTCGTCTTGTGTAAGACCCTTAGAAGATAATAGATTCTGCTTCGCTCCACCAATGTGGAATTCCAGTTCTACTTCGCTGTTTTTTAAACCTCTGACAATTTTGTAGTCTGTACCATTTACCTCAAATTCACATGAAACTTTTAAGTTCTTCTTGTTTTTTCTGTTGATAAGTTCAGATTTATTAATCTTACGATATGGTTTATCATATAAAGCAAATGAGATTGCGTCTAACAGAGCCGATGATTTTCCAGAACCATTCTTCCCTGTTATTAAATTTAATCCTTTTGTAAAATCAATTACAGTCTCATTGTTTCCAAACGAAAGTAGATTCTGGATTGTTAGTTTTTTAAAAACAACCCTCATCTAATAATCCTTCCTTTTGTTATGGATGGATAGATATTTTCAATATACAATAATATAATTATTTTAATAGGGGTGTGTCAAGTTTTTTTACAGTTATTTTAATATAGTAATATAAATATAGTATAATTAAGTACTTATTAAGTAATAGTAATCCTTCTCCAAAAGAAAACAAAGAAAAGAAAACCAACAAAAGAAAAGAAATAAAAGAAAAATGTTTTTTTTGTGAATGATGATGACATTTTAAATCTAATTTGGATATAATCCAGCCTTTAGTTCTTTTATTACACGGCAGGTTTGAACCGTGGTTGTTTAAATTCAATTATTGGTAACTTATATATATAGGTATATGTATATATTTTCATAAATTGAAAGGTTGAATTATGAGTAAATTTGAAATTTACAGTGATGACAAAATTATCTTATTGAAAAAACGAATCGATAAAGATATCGAATTGACCGAAGATAATATTAAGCAAAAAATTTTAGAATTGCCAGTATTATTTACAAAGTACAAAAAATTGCACCTTGACCAAGAAGAAATTCTAAACAATATCAATACGGAAATATCTAAAACCCGTAAAAAATTATACCATCACTACAAATTTGATTATGATTTTAAATTAGATTCTGCGACTGAAATCAAAAATTATGTAGACGGTGATAATGAAATGTGCAATTTAAATTTCTTATATGATAAGCAAAATAAAATTGTAAAATTACTAGACGCAACCGTATCAAATATAACTAAGCTAAGTTATTTAATACGGTCTTATGTAGACTTAGAGAAATTGAGAAATGGCGTTATGTCATAATTCAATTTGCTATAATATATCAATATTTCTACCAATTGTCAAGAAGTTTATTGATAATTTTAATTTTTTATAAATAACAGTGAGTTAAAATGAGTGATGTGATAACCGTAGGGATTAAAGATAATGTCTACTTACAAATTGATTGTGAGTTGGATCAAGCATTTGAATTGAAAGAATTCTTTTCATGTTATGCTACAAATTATAAGTACAATCCTAAATATAAAGCTAAAATGTGGAATGGTAAAATCAGTTTTTTTAATCCACATGAAAAATTATTGCCGATTGGTTTGATTAAATATTTAAGAATATTTGCCAAGAAGTTCCAATATAAAATTAGATTTAATTTTGATAAGTCTGATTTGTTTAATGATATCACAGATGAAGATTTAACATCATTTCATAACGCATTATTTGCGGGTGTGACAAATGGTGGTAATCCTGTATATCCCCGTGATTATCAACATAAAGCGATATTAGCCGCTCTCCAACATAAACGTGGAGTTGTTGAGTCATGTACAGGTTCTGGGAAATCTATAATAATTTATTCATTAATACGATTTATGATGGAAGATGTTAAAGGTAAAGTATTAATAATTGTCCCAAGTATAAATTTGGTTAATCAATTATTTTCAGATTTCAGAGAATATGGTTGGTATGACAGTTATGACGATGTATCACTACTTTATGGTACTAGTAAAAATTATGACCCACGAAAAAAAGTTTTAATTTCAACTTGGCAATCGATTCATAAAAAAGGTCAAAAGTTTTTTGAACAATTTGACGCTGTACTCGTAGATGAAACTCATAATGCTAAATCTACATCTATTCAAACAGTTCTTAAAAAGTGTGTCAATGCTGAATATAAATTAGGATTGACAGGAACGCTCCCAACAGAGCCTATAGATCGATTTAACATTTTTGGATACTTAGGTACTCCAATCTACAATCTACGCTCTGACGAGCTTATTAAGCGTGGATTTTTGACAGATATAAGGATCATTAACACTTATGTTAGATACTCTGAATCAGACATAAAAGATAATATGAACCGACCGTATGCTGATGAAATCACATTCATTATCAATAATGAAAAACGTAATAAAGTTTTAAAGCATATCATCAGTTCAAAGCATGTTAAACCTACAGACAATATATTAGTTCTTGCTCAGAGATTGAATCATATTGATAAAATTGCAGAATATCTTGCAAAAGAATATCCAAGTAGGATGATTCTTAAAATCAGTGGTGATACCAATCCAGAAGAAAGAGAAAGGATACGTAAAGATGTTGAACGATATGATAGCGTTATTCTCGTGGCTACTTATGGCACATTATCAACAGGTGTCAACATTCCTAAACTGCACCATGTTATATTTGCGTCCTTTTATAAGTCAAAAATAAAAGTATTACAATCTATTGGTCGAGGTTTAAGAAAACATAAATCAAAAAAGATGATATTTGTTTGGGATATTATCGATGATATGAGATGGAAGAAAAAACAGCGTAAAAATTCTGTAAGTGAATATGGATATAATTATGCATATAAACACTTCCTTGAAAGATTGTCATTTTATAAAGAACAAAATTTCAAATACATCGATAAGAAAATTAACTTAGAGGAGTTATAATATGAGTATTCTTAGTGAATTAGATAAATTTATCCCACAAACTGATGTCGATACAGATAGTTCTGAAGGTGTTGGTGATGGTGAAGGTAAAGATGAAAATCCAGATATTATGAAACAAGGGTTATCATATGAAAAAGGTTTTACTGAAGATGATGCTGATCCAGAACAATTAGCACTTGGATCTAAAATTGAACGAGAGCATACAAATGATCCAGAACTTGCTAAAAAGATAGCATTAGATCATTTATCTGAAATTCCAGATTACTATACTCGCCTAATGAAAATGGAAAAAGAAGCTGGAAGAGATCTTGAAGAATTTTGTAGTCGTTACTAATAATTAGATAAAAATATATTTATTATATAAAGGGTGCATCTATATGGTGAACCCTTTTCAATTTATATAAATAAAAGAGAGATACTGTACTAACTGTAATACAGGAGAAAATATGGGAAATATTAAAAATTATGATAAGTTATTTGAAAGTATCATAGTTATAGGAAAAGCAGAGTCGTCTATATTTGATGAAATTGCCGCACAAGAAGAAAAAATGGCAGAAAACCAAGATTTATATGACGCATTTGATAAAGTTTATAAAGTTTTGGAAGCACCAAGTAGATATGCTGAAATTCAAGGTGTAGATCCAAAAATGGATGTTAATAATGGGTGTATACAAATTACTGGTACATGTAAGCATGATGTTAAAGCTGACGCTCAAGATTTGAACAGAGTTGAAGATCAACACACAGATGAAGCATTCACTCATGATATTGTAGAGGAATACGCTAAAGATTTACAAAAAGCTATTCCAAAAAATTTAAAAGTTGATCTTAAAATTGTGGATGATACTATGATGAGAATGTGTAAAACCCAATTTATAATCCTCATCACACGAAAGGGTTAAATTATGCCAAAAGGTAATGAAACTTTAGAACGTCTTAAATCAATATCTATGTTCGACCCTAATAAAGATTTTAAAGATCAAGAAAAGAAAGAACACTTATCAGTATTATTTAACGAATTGATTATGAGTGATGAACCCGAAGCTCAGCAATTTTTTGTAAGATTTAAGTCTGGTGTTGATAAAATTATTAAAGATATGGGTGTTGTGGATAAAACAGCTTCTGATACATCTGTACCAGATGAAGTTGATATGACTGCAACCCCTCCAGAGGGTGAACCAAAAGCAGAAACTCCCCCAGCAGGTGGTGGTGCGGAAGCTTTACCCGATGACCTCTTAAATGCTAGTTATAACTATTTACTTGATAGAGCTAATAGCTTTTTATATATGTAAGGAGAATCTATGGGCGGATTCATGAAATACTTAAATAAAATTCAGTCTATTGATTTAAATGATATAGTTGAAGAAGAAGTTGAAGACGAAGTTGTTGAAGTTGTGGAGACAGTTGAAGCCCCTAAACCTAAACAACCAATTGTAAAGAAACCGACACAACCTCAAAAGGTTGATTCGTCTGTTTCAGTTATAGAAGAAAGAATGAGATCTAAGCTGGATGATGTTGGATTAAAACCCAAAATTATTAGTGAAGTGGTATCCTTTGTATTATCAGATGTTAAAAATGTTAAAGACTTTAAACAGCCTAAACCTGTGCAAAATCAAACATCTCAATATCAAGGGGAACAAACAAAAAATATACACGAATATAGTTACAACAACGATATAGCTGGTGCGGCTTCATATATTCTTGATGGTGTGTCTAACTCATCAAGTACTAATACGAG